AAGGTAATCAAGGAGCTCAAGGTTCACAAGGTGGAGGGGGTAATGCTGGTGATACTGGTGCACAAGGTGGCACAGGTCATACGGGTGATACTGGAGTACAAGGTTCCACAGGGTATAGTGGAGCACAAGGTTCTCAAGGTAGTGGGGGTCACCAAGGTCCAAGTCCACAAGGTAATCAAGGTGCTCAAGGCGCTCAAGGTGCAGGGGGTTCATCAGGTGTATCAGGAGTACAAGGTGCTCAAGGTCACATAGGTCCACAAGGAGCACAAGGTGCTCAAGGTGTTACTGGAGCACAAGGTTCACAAGGTAGTGGGGGTCATCAAGGTCCAAGTCCACAAGGTGATGATGGGCACGTGGGTCCAGCACTTCACTCGCCTGGTTATTATACTGGTGCTGTTGGTCATACGGGTGATACTGGTGATATAGGCTCTGAAGGTGCGCAAGGTTCACAGGGTGACGTTGGTAACGAAGGCGCTCAAGGAACAAATCCACAAGGTAATCAAGGAGCTCAAGGTTCACAAGGTGCTGGGGGTCATGCAGGTAATACTGGAGTACAAGGTGCTCAAGGAGCACAAGGCGCACAAGGAGCACAAGGTTCAAGTGGATATTTAGGAGCACAAGGTTCACAAGGTATTAGCGGTCATCAAGGTCCAAGTCCACAAGGTGATGATGGGCACGTGGGTCCAGCACTTCACTCGCCTGGTTATTATACTGGTGGTACTGGTCACGCAGGTGATACTGGCCTTACTGGTAATGAAGGTCATTTGGGTGGTCAGGGTGATACTGGTAATGAAGGTGCTCAAGGAACAAATCCACAAGGTAATCAAGGAGCTCAAGGTTCACAAGGTGCTGGGGGTCATGCTGGTGATACTGGAGTACAAGGTGCTCAAGGAGCACAAGGCGCACAAGGAGCACAAGGTTCAAGTGGTATATTCGGAGCACAAGGTACTTTTGCTGATGGGGGTCATCAAGGTCCAAGTCCACAAGGTGATGATGGGCACGTGGGTCCAGCACTTTATTCGCCTGGTTATTACACTGGCGGAACTGGTGCACCTGGTGATACTGGCCTTACTGGTAATGAAGGTCATTTGGGTGGTCAAGGTGATACTGGTAATGAAGGTGCTCAAGGAACAAATCCACAAGGTAATCAAGGAGCTCAAGGTTCACAAGGTGGAGGGGGTAATGCTGGTGATACTGGTGCACAAGGTGGCACAGGTCATACGGGTGATACTGGAGTACAAGGTGGTGTAGGTCATACTAATACAGCAGGAAATGATGGTCACATAGGACCACAAGGTGCTCAAGGTGATGATGGGCACGTAGGTCCAGCACTTCACTCGCCTGGTTATTATACTGGTGCTGTTGGTCATGCGGGTGATGATAATACCACATCAGTAGCACAAGGTGCACAAGGTGCACAATTAGTTGGTGGATATTTTAACTGGAAAAACGCAAATAATACAATGGAATTTGTTAATACTATTACAAATGAAGTATATATTATAGAATTATACGAGTCAGGTTCATCTTACTAATTATAAAATCATATTTATATACAAATTAAATTAAATTTATGTATAGTTTCGACAGGTCACAACACTTTAAAGATGTTGTTTATGGAAATTACTATTGGTTCGAGAATGGATTTACATCAGACGAATTAATAGAAATAGAAAACTTAACAAAAACCATAGAATTCAAAAAAGCAAACGTAGGTCAACACTCAGCAGTCGAAAGTGACCATAGAAAATCACAAATAAAATGGTGTCCTCAAAACGATGAGTGGGAATGGGTGTATAATAAACTACACAATATGATTGTATCCGCAAATAACGAAATGTGGAAGATGGACATCACACATATGCGAGAGGATATTCAATATACTGAATACTATGGTACTCAGAATGGTGGATACGAATGGCACATGGATTGTGGTCAAGGTATTCAAAATCAACGTAAGATATCAGTAACTGTACAACTTTCAGATTCCGATGATTATGAGGGTGGTAATTTACAATTCAATACTGGTAGTGAGATAACCGCACCTCGTGGTAAAGGTAATGTCGTTATCTTTCCATCATTTTACTTACATAGAGTTACACCAGTAACCAAAGGTACACGAAAGTCATTTGTTCTTTGGGTAGGTGGTGAGCCATATAGATAATAATTTATGAAAACAAGTTTACCAACAGCACTCGTATTCGGACTTGATACGTTAGGTGAAATCACACTTCAGTCAGATATATACTTTCAAGAAAATCTGATAGATGATGTAAATATAATATCACATGACTCATTTGATAATTTAAATAATTTAATATCAACGCATAATCCTGATATAATCATAACAATTGGTGAAAAATACAAAGATATTGACCTATTTGGTCAATTGATATTAGAAACTAAACGATTACATTACGAGTATCAACCTGAAAACAATATAATCGCAAATGATATTGTTTGTCAATCAACGTTTTGGGCATGTAATTCACAAGAAATGGTGTTTAAAAACGAAGACACCCCATTAGTATCAGTATTCACACCAACCTACAAAACATACGAACGTATATTTAGAGCATATGAATCTTTAAAAAATCAAACTTATAAGAATTGGGAATGGGTTGTTGTAGACGACTCTCCCTTTCATGACTTCAGAACGTTTGAGTATATTAGAATGTTAGCTGAATCTGATAATCGTATAAAATTTCATAAAATATTACCAACATCAGGTGGTAATGTAGGTGAAGTAAAACATAGAGCCGCTGTATTGTGTAATGGTAAGTGGTTAGTAGAATTAGACCACGATGACGTTATCATGCCTACTGCCTTAGAAGATATAATTAGTGCGTCTAAATTACATCCTGATTCCGGATTCATTTATACTGATTGTTGTGAATTATATGACGATGGTGAAATGAGACCATATGGTGGTTACGTTGGTGACGATTGGTATGCTCATCCTAACAATAAATTTAATTGGGGATATGCTGGTAATACTTGGGAAACGCATTATGGTAAAGATTATTTAGTACATCACTATCAAGAAATGAATCCTAAAACCATTCGATTTAATATTGGTATGCCAAACCATTTAAGAGCATGGCGGTCCGATATCTACAACAAAATAGGTGGGCATAATAGAAATATATCAGTAGCAGATGATTTTGAACTTATATTAAACACTTTTTTAGAAACCAAGTTCACTCATATCAAAAAAATGTTATATTTACAATATAATAATAGAAACTCTACTGTTGATAATAACGTAACCGACATCAATAGACGTTCACGGTTAATTAGAGATGCATATGACCTCAAAATTCATAATAGAATTGAAGAATTGGGTGGGTTTGATTGGAATTGGGATTCTACCACAAATACGTCATATAAATTCCAAAATGGACAAACTAATTTAAGGTATGGTGAGGATGAGGTTATACTAAACTATATAGTTGAGTGAAACCTTTGATATGATACTATTTATATAGGACTAATAGTATTTAGGAGTATAAATGTCAGTAACAATTCCAATTTGGCCAGGTTCTGGTTCTTTTACAAGTGGGTCATCAACGCCCTTCGGATTCTTTGATTCAGACACACAGTTTCAATCAGACGCTCCGAAAGTGGCTGAGTGGTGTGCTAAGAGATTGGGGTATCCAATCGTTGATGTAGAATTACAAGACATCAACTTCTTCGCTTGTTTAGAAGAATCAGTAAACGAATACTCATCTCAAGTAAATCAGTATAGAGCAAAAGAAAATATGTTGTCTCTACAAGGGTCTGATTTAGATTTAGACTTGTCAGATACCAATATGAATGCTAATATGCAGAACTTGGTAAATATCGCAAAGGATTATGGTACTGAGGCATTGAGTGGTGGTAAAGTAACTGTATATACTGGTTCATTTGAAATGGTAGGTGGTCAGCAAATTTATGACCTTGGTGATGACAATGTTATTACATTAGAAAGTGGTTCAACATTAAATGGTATCACATTAAGAAGAGTGTACCACACACAACCACCAGCAATCATTAGATACTTTGACCCATTCGTGGGTACTGGTATGGGTTCTCAACAAATGATGGAAACCTTTGGTTGGGGTAACTACTCGCCGGGTGTTTCATTTATGATGCAACCAATGTTCGATGACCTTCTAAGATTACAAGCAATTGAATTCAACGATAAGATACGTAAATCAGCATATGGATTCCACGTTGATGGTGAGAGGATACGATTATATCCAATTCCAACTACTGGTGATACTGGTGCTAAGGTATACTTTGATTACACATTGGATTCTGAAGTAAATTCACCAATAGCAAACTCAAATGTAGTTAGTGACCTATCAAACGCTCCGTTTGGTAGATTGACATATAATAATATCAACTCAGCAGGAAAACAATGGATTGCTCGATACGCACTTGCATTGGCTAAAGAGATGTTGGGTGCTGTTCGTTCTAAGTTCTCTGCAATTCCAATTCCTGGTGCTGACGTAACACTCGATGGGTCAGACCTTCGTAACGAAGCATCTGCTGAGAAAGAAACATTAATGACTCAATTGACTGAAATGTTAGAATCAACATCTCGTAGAGCATTGATGGAAGCAAGAAAAGAAGAATCAGAGTATTTAGAAGAAACTCTAAATAGAGTTCCACGACCAATTTTCATAGGATAATTAGATGGCACTATTCGGCGGACAAAGAGATATGTCGTTGTTCAATAAACTGAACAAAGAGCTTATCAATGACATTATAGATACTGAAATTTACTACTTTCAATTAGCATTGACTGATACTAAGTCAAATCTATATGGTGAAGGTAAGGATAAAGTATTTAACCAACCAATTAAGATACCATGTCTAATTGAGAGGGGTCAGTCTACTCAGATATCCGATGATTTTGGACAATCATATTCACGTGAAGTTCAGTTTAGATTTTTACGTGATACATTAGTAGAAAAGAACCTTGTGCCGGAAGTTGGTGATGTTATACAATGGAATGGTGAGTATCATTTGATAGATGCTCAATACTCATACCAATATGTAGCAGGTAAGAATCCTGATACTTGGGATGGTGGTGATTCACAAGGTTTAAATGTATCTATTATATGCGATGCACACGTTACACGTCAAACAAGTATAAAGTTGGTGGATACTTATAAGGGTAACTCACGACAAAATGATAACGAAGTACCATTAGGACTATAAGATGGCTAAGAAATATAGAAACGAAGATATATCTAAACCAAACTTGATTCAAACGAAGTCATCTACCGAGTTAGACCCTAAATTGAATAAGGCAAACCAATTACGTAGAGACCAAGATAATGTAAAGAATGTTTCAGTTGGTATTTACGATATCGACTCAGCATTTCAAAACTTCTTACAAAATGATGTAAGACCTACTATTGAATCGGATGGTAGATTCTACCCAGTACCAGTATTATACGCATCTCCTGAAAAATGGGCAAGTGCTCAACGTGATGGGTTTATGAGAGACGATAACGGAATGATTCAAACTCCGGTAATCTCTTTTAAAAGAAACAACTTATCTATAAACACGGATTTAGCTAAACTAAAGGTTGCTCAAAACGAAGATACTCATCAAATGTTTGAAAGAACCTACACAAAGGCAAATAGATACGACCAATTCTCAGTTTTAACTGGACAATCTCCCAAAAAGGAATATATGTCAGTTGAAAGACCCGATTACGTCAACTTAGAGTATGAAGTAGTTGTATGGTGTGATTATATGGAGCAGGTCAATAAGATTGTTGAGCAAGTTGTGTTTTTCCAAGGTCGTTCTTTTGGTGATAGATATAAATTTGTAATCAAAGGTGATTCTTACGCATTTGAAACAGTTTCAGAGATGGGTCAAGATAGAGTTACTAAAGCAAGTATAAATCTAACAGCCAAAGCATATATTGTTCCAGAATATGTAGCTAACACCAACAATACTAAGAGACGAATCTCCGTTGGTAAAGTGTCTTGGGGTGAAAGTTCAAAATTAGGTGGAAATGATATCTCTATAAACATAGGTAATGAATAATTTTTACATATTTATATAGTATAACAACAACAAACAAGTTATGGAAGAAAAGACAATAGTCCAATTTACACAAGAAGAAGTAAATAATATTCAAGAGTTTCAACAACGAGTATTGACTACCAATACACGAATTGGTGAAATCGAACTACTAATTCATGGGTTAGAACAAGACTTTCAGTCATTAAAAACTGAAAAGCAAAATTTAATCGATGATTACTCTACTTTAAGACAAAAAGAAGCTGAGTTGAGTAATGAACTGAAAGAGAAATATGGTGAGGGAACTTACGATATATCAACAAATCAGTTCACACCTACCAAATAAGTAGTCGTTTCCCTAATTTTTGGTGTATTTATTATAAGGAAAACCAAATTTTAGAATTTAGGAGAAAATAATGGCTGAAAGAATTGTAAGTCCTGGCGTTTTTACGAGAGAGAAAGACCTTTCATTTTTACCACAAGGTATTGGTGAGATTGGTGCTGCACTTATCGGGCAATCAATCAAAGGACCTGCTTTCGTTCCAACGAAAGTAGAATCGTTTCAAGAATTTCAACAAAAGTTCGGTGGTCTTACTGAAGATTCATATCTTCCGTATACTGCCCAATCGTATTTAGAAGAAGCAGGTACTGCTACTATCGTAAGAGTATTAGGACAGAGTGGATACACTGCAAAACCATTAGCATTGGTAGTATCATCATCAGCAGGTGAGTTGGTAGGTGCGTTATTACACCCAACTACTACTTCAAATACGGGTGACTTCGATGACTCGTCAGTAGACGCAGTTGCAAGCGCTTCTTCATTTATCCTTACCTTAACTGGTAGTGATGTAGCAGAAGCTAATTCATCTGCATCACTTGACCCAGCTGATGCTAACTATATTACTAAGATATATGGGTACGCTCCTAAGTCTTCTAAAGATGCTTACACTCAATTAAACTTTGGTACATTCCAATCACAATCATTTGCTACTGGTGAAGATGTAAAGGTTTCCGTTCAGCAAGTTGATGTGGATTACACTAAGGCATATCAAGAAGCAAGTACTCCATTTATTAAATCACAAAAAGTTGGTGGTGTAGCTACTGACTTAATTAAGTTCCATACATTATCTCATGGTAACTCAACTAACTACGAATTTAAAGTAGGTATTACCGATATCAAACCAGCATCAGAAGTGCCAGGTTCTGAATATGGTACATTTAGTGTTGTGGTACGTAGAGTTGATACTGGTAAGATTCCTAATTCAATATTTGGTCAAGGTGTACAAGATAGTGATACAAGACCAAACATCGTAGAAGAGTTCCAAGGTGTAAACCTTGACCCTAACTCACCAAACTACATTAAGAGAATTATTGGTGACAAATACATTACTGTTGATTCAAATGGTAAATTGACTTCGAATGGTGATTATCCTAACGTATCTGCTCATATCAGAGTATCGGTAACCGATGATGTAGACGCTGGGTCAATTGATTCAACACTCGTACCATTCGGATTTGGTGCTGTAACATCACCATTACATTCAACTTACAATCTACCATCACCAACGTACAATGTATCACAATCGATTTCAAATGAATATAACAAAAGAGCATTCTTAGGTTACTCATTCAATTTCGTAACAAGTGATAACTTGAACTTCCTACAACCACTTCCAGACGCAAATACTGAACCTGTTGGTTCTGACTTTGATTTGGCTACTTGTGAATCAAATGGTTCTCCAATCACATTAACTTCAGGTGTAGATGCTAAGAAATTCTTAGTTCCATTCCAAGGTGGTTTCGATGGATACGAACCAAATAGAGTAGTAAACAATGGTTCTGCTATTGTTGCTGGAAACTCTCAAGGATTTGACTTATCATCAGTTACCGCTGCTGGTACTGTTGCATATAGAAAAGCTATCAACGCAATCTCTAACCCAGATGAGTTCGATATCAATATGATTGCTCTGCCAGGTGTTATTAATAGACTACACTCTTCAGTAAGTACATTCGCTAAAGATATGTGTGAAGATAGACTTGATTGTTTCTATGTAATGGATGCAGGTGGTTACTCTGATTCAATTACAACTGTAAACAACTCACTAACATCATTTGACTCAAACTATGTGGCTACATACCACCCATGGGTTAAGATTTTAGATACTGACAAGAATAAGCCAGTCTGGGTTCCGCCAAGTGTTGTTCTACCAGGTGTTATCGCATTCAATGATGCAGTAGGTGCTGAATGGTACGCTCCCGCAGGTTTGAATCGTGGTGGTCTTCCAAACGTAATCGAAGTTAAGACACGTCTTACTCACGATGAGAGAGATACATTATATACTGGTCGTATTAACCCAATCGCTACGTTCCCTGGACAAGGTGCTACGGTATTCGGTCAGAAAACACTACAAGCTAAACCATCCGCATTGGATAGAATCAATGTAAGAAGATTGTTAATTGCAGTTAAAAAATACATCGCATCTTCAACAAGATACTTGGTATTTGAAAACAACACCGCTGCAACAAGAAACAGATTCTTGTCAATCGTTAATCCTTACTTAGAGTCAATTCAACAAAGAAATGGATTGTATACCTTTAAAGTAGTGATGGATGATACTAACAACACACCAGATGTGATTGATAGAAATATTATGGTAGGGGAAATTTACTTACAACCAACGAAGACTGCTGAAT